TTATACTCGTTTCAGAAAAGGGTCCGTAATTTACTCCTTCAAACAACCATTCACGGGGTTGATATTGTTTTACATAGCTTCTCAATACCTCCAGTGTTTAAGGGGGTATAAACGAAATGCGTATGTATAGTGGCATAGGATAATAGCGTAGAACACCGGTTAACAAAGGGTTTGGAGCGCATTGAGATAATATGAAGAACAAAAACGAAATGTTTACATTGCTTTACATTCACTTTACACTCGAACGATAATTTGAACGGTTTGAACGTTCTAGGTTTACATTATGGTTCGCAGCCTGCTTAATATTGCATTAGGTGGGCTTATTTTATGCGTTTAAACGCCATTTAAAGCCTGTTTCAACCAAAAGCAAGTAATTGTAGTATACTGTTTGAAAAACCGTTCGAGCCGATAAATAATAGGTCAAAAATGATGCTAATTTGTAGATACATCAAATGAATATGTAAGTGTTAATTTTGCCATTGGGTATACCATTGGGGTGTACTAATGGGGTGTACTAATTTTGGTTGTTAAAAACGAGATGTTTGTAATGGGGTGTACAATGGAGTGCACTATTTGACGTATTTTAACTCAAATAAAAGTTAGTTGAATGGGGTAAGGTGCCAAAATACATGCAATAAAGCGGTTAAAATATGTTATTCAATGGGGTAAAATTCACATAAGAGTATAGCTAAATATACTCATAATGTATTGATAATAAGTATATTTTGCTATACCCATAGCACTTAGCATGATAAATAAGTTGTGTGCATGGAATTTATTAGAAAATAATAGGATATTATTGTTTTTCTAATTCTTCATTGAGAGTCTCATTGAATAATTCATACAAAGACTTTAATCTCTTAGATTCTTTCTTCTTAATATTGAAATCAACATATCCTTTATTTGTATATATCCTAAGATCAGTTATTCCATTTTCAAAAATGGATTTAAAATCCCCCGTTAGATAAAGTTCAACCCCAAGTTCTCCTCTTTTTACATCTTGTCCAACGGTTCCTGCATCACTTTCAGAAATACGAACAGATGTATTATACAACTTATAAGATATTCCATTTTTGTCTAAAAATAATACATTATCTCCTGTGTCTATTATAGAATTATCACCTGTACACCATTTGATAATAAAAAAAGTTTCATTATCAATATATTTAAATTCTCCCCATAAATTATCAATAACACTTAAGCTCCAAAGATGGTCTTTAATGACTAATGGTTCAAAAGATGTTTCAATGTGTAATTTTTTAGTGAATTTATCTATTTCATTAGTAGTAATTTCCTGAGAAAATGTGTGAATAGATATAAAGCAAAATAATAACAATAAGCATTTTTTCATATGTAATTTATTTATTTGATTCAATTCAAAAGAATTTTCGTATGCTTCCCATTATGGCATATATTTTTAGAATCCGGTCAATAGAAAATTCTTGATCATCATACTCTTTGTTGATCGGAACAAACTTAAGCATATTGGGTTTACTCCCCTTTCTTAAAATTTTTATAGTCCGAAAATTATCAAGAACTACTGCATACATTTCTCCGTATAATATATCTTCGACATTTTGTTCTTTCATTGCAATAATATCACCATTATTTATTTCAGGTTCCATCGAGTGCCCAGTCACATTACACCATAAAGTCGCTTTTGCAAATGGAGAAAAAACAATATTAGTATAAGGGACGGATGTTTGATTGTTATATACGCAATCGAATCCTGCAATGAAATCTACATCATAATAGGGAACTCCTACGATTGTATTATCGCTTATAAATGGTACTTTATTCCCTTGATCGCTCTTAATCATGGATCCATTGCCTGTTAACAACCATTCAGAATTAACATCGAAAGTTTTTACGATCTTTTCCAATATATCAGACTTTGGCATAATGCCCTTTATATAATTTCTTATATTGGCTTCACTAGTGCCAATTTTATTGGAAAAAACGGTATTTTTCCCATCTCCAAAAGCTTCTACTAATGTTGATATTCGTTCGTGTATTGTTTCGATATTTTGCATTATTTATATTTTAAACGAAAAATACTTCGATATTTCTTTGGATACTCGAAACTTGTTTCGATATTTGCAAAGTCTTAATAATATTAAGACACCGCAAATGTATAGAAAAACATTATAAACATCAAAATTATGAAGGAAATAATACTTAGAAGCAAAAATGACCGTGAGTTTTTGATGAAAACTTTTCAGGTCAGTTGGGTAACAATTTGGAGTGCCCTGACATTCAAAACGGATAGTTCTTTAGCTAGATCTATCAGAAAATTAGCTTTAGAGCATGGTGGAATATTGATTCCCAGCGAGTGCAAAATAATTACATTCTTCGACGAAGAGAGTAATGAAATGGTGCAGGAAATAGGACACAGGGTAAAGATAACTGTGCAAAGAGACACGAACAAAGCAAAATTGCTTGTGGATAGCGATCCGAAAACGATTATTGAAAATATCAAGATCGATGAATTGATGCAATTGCAAGAAACCGCACAGGAACTAGCCAGTCAGTTGAAATGAAAACAACCTTCATTCTTTTAATAGATCCTCGATACTTACCTCATATCATTAAGGTATGGATTGAATCAGAGATGTCGGGTAATTGGCAATTCTGTAGAAGTGAAAAGAATTATGGGTTTGCTATAGCGATCATTACCGTAGCAAATAACGACTACACAGAAATAAAATTAATAAACACATTCGTGAATACGCTTCATTGTAAACTTTCATCACGTGAAGGTGAGCAATTAATGAGCTATTCAGGAAAATTCAAAGAAATCATTTAATACTTACGATTATGAATAAAAATGATCAAACAAAGCAAAAACGTTCTTGCGAGATAATGGACAAAATAATAGAATTGGCATCATCTGTAAAATCGGAGATAGAAAAAGAGAATTCTGACTCAGATATGATTGCATTAGTCACTCTTGAAGAAATTCCAGACTTACTCGGAGAATTTGATAGGATGTTCTACGGGAGTGGCCTCATTGCGACTAATACTAACAGTGGAATTTAAATAATAATAGCTACTAACAAGGATCCTTAATGATTCACCGAATATAATGATATTATGAGAATAAGATTCCTGATAAATTTGAATTTCACGTTTGAGAACATCGCCTTTTCTAGAAGATTTACATTCTCGAATATTGATGCAAAACTCCCAAGCCTTGCAAAGATTCTTAATTCGGTTAGCCATTATAAGACAATCATGATGATTGTCAGAAGAAATAATCACAGAAAAAAACTGATTATAAATTCCATTATGAATTTTATCACCCATAGCAATAGTTTTTTAAAAATTGATTTGGCAAAGATAAATAAAATTAATTAACAATGGAGATATACAATAACATATTGTGCATCACTTATTCTGAGTTGCTTGAGTTTATGTCGGATAGGTATATTAAAAAACTTATCTCAAATAACAAAATCACTCGAATAAGAAGGGGCTGTAAAGGATTTCAAGCATTGATTTCTTTTGACTCTCTACCTGATGCATACAAGGCTCAATATATCTCGAAATATGGTGATCCAACAATAGAAGAAATGAATGAACCTCTAAAATTATTGATTGATGAAAAGGCACGTGCATTCTATAGTACACACACTTATGAGAAAGGTGGAGAAATCGTTCATTTAAGTGGTGAATACATAAAGGAATACACTATAAATGCTACAATAATAGGAATGATCATCAAGTTGCTTCGCTCCCGTGAGGCACAGACCAAGAAACTGAACAATTGCCGTCGTGATATATGGGAAACACTCCCCGGTGAATATGAGCGTTGGCGTGCTGAATACGGTCATACTCTTCCAAAGAGCATGCTTCGATTGAAGGATAAAGTTCGCGCGTTCAAGAAAGAGGGTTATTCGGCATTGCTTTCCGGCAAGCTGGGAAACTCATCCACTATGAAGATCAGCGAAAAAGGAGGCAAGTACATTATCGCACTCAAACGAAGCGCGGTTCCTGTCTATACCGATGAGCAAATATTCAAAGAGTTTAATAAGAATGCCGCACATTATGGATTCAAGCCTGTCAAAAGCCTTGCTACTATCCATCAGTTCTTAAATCGTCCGGATATCAAACCATTATGGTATTCTGCGGTGCACGGAGAATTGGACGCACACTTATTATTCGATCGGAAGAATAGAACGATCCTTCCAACTATGCGCGATTCGCTATGGTACGGAGATGGAACGAAATTGAACTTATACTACAGAGGTCAAAGCTCGACAGGTGCGACAATCATGAAGACAACGTCAGTTTATGAGGTTATTGATGCTTATTCAGAGGTTCTGCTTGGATATCATATTTCGGATACGGAAAATTATGTGCAACAATACAATGCGTTCCGCATGGCTACGACAGCTTCGAAGCACAGACCGTTTGAGATCGTTACGGATAACCAAGGCGGTCAGAAATCAGACAAAGTAAATGATTTATTCAAAAAAATAGGACGTATGTCTCGCCCAACCGCTCCATACAACCCACAAAGTAAGACTATTGAGAACATTTTCGGACGCTTTCAAAGCCAAGTTTTGCACCAAAATTGGGCATTTACAGGGCAAAATATCACAGCAAGAGGGAAAGACAGCAGACCGAATATTGAGCGTATACAGGCAAATGTAGACAAATTACCCACTTTTCAGGAGCTAAAATCAATATACGCCGAAGCACGCAAGGAATGGAATGAGATGGAACATCCGAAATCAGGGATAAGGCGCATTGATATGTATAATCAATCGGTCAATACTGATTCTCCGGAGATCACCCCTCTTGAAATGGTTGAAATATTTTGGATTCAAACCGAGCGTCCTTCCTTGTTCGATGATCAGGGGATCACGATTCAGGTCGCAGGGAAAAAGTATCAATACGAAGTGTATTCTTCGCCTGGCGTTCCGGACTTCAAATGGAGGTCGCTTCATACGAGAGAGAAATTCTTCGTAAAGTATGATCCGGCTGACATGTCAAGCATCAGATTGTATTCAATCGATCGTGCAGGTGGCTTACGATTCGAACGCATTGCAGAACCTTACATGGTTACAGCAAGAAACATTCAGGAGCAATCATCGGAAGATCGTGCATTCTTGCGGATGGTTGAGAATCTGAATAAAGAAGCTAGAATCGAACGACAGGTGAAAGGACGTGCAATCTCTCGTGAATTCGGGATGGACTTAGACCAACAGGGTTTACGTGACGCGCCTCTCAAAGGACTTAATAAGGAGCAACAAGCCGAGATCGAACGTCGATTACGAAACCTTGATCGCAGTGACCTTCCTTTGACGATCGGGCAATATACGAAGGACTTAAGTAATATAACAATTGATGAAATTACAGATATCAAACAACATGAAGATAAGTTCGACAAACGTAAAGCAGCGTCGAAATTATAAAGAGTTATAAACCATAAAAATAAAAAGATTATGATTAGCAAAAAAAAGCAAAACGAGACACGCGAGTTATTGAGAGCTTATGTCGCTCGATTCACCTCTGCAAACAAGGCAGCACGCACCATTAAAGGCACCTCGCCTTCTACTATTTCGGCAATCCTAAACGGAAAATATGTAAATATATCGGACGCAATGTGGAACTTGATTTATTCACAAGTGGTAAACAATCACGCATACGATTGGACGATCGTGCAGACAAATACATTTAAGGACATCACCTTCGTCCTGGATGATGCGAAAAATAATGCAAACTGTAGATGGGTAGTTGGAATAGCCGGATGTGGAAAAACAACGGCTGCTGAAGCATATCAAAGAGATCATGATAATGTGTTTCTCGTCAGGTGCGACGCTGATATGGCGAAATCTGACTTTGTAGCAGCTATTGCCGCTCAATGCGGAATAAAAACAATGGGAATACGTCTTCGCTCGATGATTGAAGAGATTGTACAATATATTTCTTCAGTTGATTCACCGTTGATCATTTTTGACGAAGCGGACAAATTACCGGAACATATCTTTTACTATTTCATCGACTTGTATAATCAATTGGAGGGACTGTCCGGGATGATATTCTTCTCAACCGACTACATCAAACGACGCATGAGCTACGGCTTGCAGTATAGCAAGAAAGGATATAACGAAATATTCTCTCGTATCGGACGCAAATACTACGATGTGAATGAGTGCGACACGAATGATGTCATTTCATTGTGCGTGGCAAATGGAATAAGCGAAAAAAAGGCTATCAGCGAAGTATTGAGAGATGCGGATCATGCAGAATTCGGAGCGGGAAATTCATCCAGCCGCAATGCAGCAACTTCGTACGATCTTCGCTGC